TCTGAATCAGACTTTATTTTAGCGAAAAATTTTTTCAGACGATACAAAATAAATAATGATCAGTTTGGTTATGCAACATTCTATACAAAATATTCCGTGCAAGAGAATGTTAGAATTGAAGGTATTGCAAAGGCATATTATGGTAAGGCAGAATATGATTGGGTTATTATACTAACTAACAACCTTATCAATCCACAATTTTCATGGCCTCTGAACGATTACACAGTTAGAAAAATTGCAGAAGAGAAATATGGTGATGATACTTATAGTGGAGTGCATCACTATGAGACAATAGAAACTAAATCAGGACAAGTTGCTCAAGGTTTTGTTGTTAATGCATTAGAGGGTGGATTAAGAGTAGATAAAAGTTTCTACGATTCTCCGTTCACATATTGGAATGGAACTCAAAACATAACTGTTGCAGGTAATACTGTATCTAAACCTATATTAAATTTTGACCACGAAGTAGCAGAGAATGAGAAGAAAAGAGATATATACATTCTTAAAAAAAGTTTTTTCTTAAAATTTGTAGAGGATTTTAAGAAACAAAATATGTATTCAAAATCATCTGACTTTGTGACTAAGAGACTCAAGAAGACTGGAGTGTGATGAAA